CAGCGTTCCGTAGCGTTCCAAAGCGCCTTTAACTCCAGGAAGGCTTCATACTGCAGGTCCCCGGCTTCATCCAGGATAACCAGGGGCGTATCAATCGTGCGCAGGTAGGCCACCAGATCCTCATACACGTCGCTATAGCGTCCGTTGCTGGTCACACCGAATTCCTTGGCAATGTAGCGTATCAGCTTCAGTTTGGTCTTCACCTGGCTGCAGTCCACATATACGGCGTGCTTGTGCTGCTTCACGTAAGCTTTCGCTGTAAAGGTCTTGCCGATATTGGGCATATCGCACAGGATGGCACTCAGCCCGCTTCCCTGGCACACTTCCAGCTGCTTGCTCACAAACACGTAGGTCGGGGTCTGTGCTGCCAGCCAAGGTATTTCTGTACGCAGTTGCACGCCTAATCTTCGGGCTATACCTACCCAGTTGGCATCACTGACCTGCTTTTCATAATTGCCCCGCTTGATGGCATTGTAAACGCTGGGGGCTATGCCCAGTGCCGTGGCATGGCGGTTGTCACTGGGATAATTTTCACGGTCGGCGGCTATCGCTGCCACAATACGTTGCTTTACTTCATTTGTTATTTCCATTTGAATGCTGTTTTAAATTCGTTCTAACGTCGTTAATTATATCTTGGCTACTGCATCATGCTCGAAGGCACTGATGTCCATATAGGCTGAGTAATCTTCTTCCTCGGCTTGTGCAGGAAGGGGAACGGCTTCCGCCTGTACCTCTGTTATCAGCTTTGCCTCCTCTTTGGCAAGGATGCCCACACGCTTGATCTTGCCGTCCTTCATCATCTTGTCGAATTGAGCTACATACTTGGACTGTTCGGTATAGGCTGCCTTGTCGTACTCGGTCTGCTCGGCTGTATTCTCATTGTAACGGGCTACGGGCTTGCAGGTGGCGATATATCGTCCGTTCTGGTAGATATATACCTCGTTGATGGTTCCGTCGGCATCGGGCAGATAATAGGCATCTACCTTGTAGTTCCTCGGCTCCAGCTTTTCGATGATTTCCGGGCTGGGCAGTCCGTATTGGTTGTACATCACCGTGCAGTAGGTGTTCTGCCGGATGGTTGTTTCGGTGTGCTGTCCGATGAACCGGTAAAGAACGGCCTTGTCCCAAGGTGCAAGGTTCGGGTTCTGATGGGCGCAAAGCACATCCCAACGGCTCATGCCCGGATAGCGCTTTTGGTTGGGGTGAGGCTGTGCGTTGAAGGTCTCAATGGCGCGTATATCATCGGCTACCAATTCTTCATAACTATAGGTCTTCACCTTGTAGGTGTTGTTCTTTTCGTCATACACCTTTTCTTCCTTCGGGCGGTTGGCCTCCAGCTTGGCATACCATCGGCCGATACCTACCTGCGTGCGTTTCTCCACACCGTATTTCTTTTCGCGGTTCTTGTGCTCGGCACGTTTTTCACGCGAGTTCCCGGGGTTACACCAGCGGATCAGGGGGAAGACGGTACCGGCTTGCATCAATCCGTCGGCAAAGTCGCTTACCAGGTGGTGTTCCACTTCTAACTCGGCGGGGATATACATGCCGTTCCGGTCCAGGGTCTGGAACATGTTTCGCATGCAGTCTAAAAATAACTCGGTAGTCTTGTACCGGTTGTAGGCATATCCCACCACAGCACCGCTCACCACATCGTAGGCATAATAGGCTTTCACTCGGTTGCCATCCTTCATTGGGCGCGGCAGGTCGCGGTCGTCAAGAGAAACCTTACTCAAGGAATATTCACCGATGCTGCGCAGATGATAAGGACGGTAGGCATTGTTGAAATCCCATTGGCTCATGTGCAGCTTACCGCGAAGGGCCTTGTTCTTGGGGTTGTTCAGGTAGTTGGCTACTGTGGCCGGGCTCAATACCAGCGGATTTCCATCCTTGTCGGTAAAGTCTGCCGGATTCAACACCTCGCCGGTTTCGGGGTCATATAGCTCCAGTTCTCCTTGCACAAATAGATTGTACTGTTCCCACACGGTGGTATTGAAGGGCTGCTCCGGTTGGGCATCGATGCTCAGCAGCAGGCGTTCAATGTCATAGGTCACTTTCCGGCGGTTCTGGTTCATGAACTTGCGGCTGATAAGGCTTTCATAGCCGTTGGCCTTGAAGTCATTCACACGCTTCTTGAAGCGGTTGGAACTGACAGGCAAGGTATGTCCGAACTCTGCTTGGTAGTAACTGATGGCTCCTGCCAGTTCGCCCCAGTTCACCGGCCCGGCCTTCATGGCCTTTCGCATAAACGTGGCATCCTCCATGGCACGCATCACTGCCTCAATTACCGAAGCGTTTACCGTATATTCTTGGATGTGTTCCGGTGGCAGTGTATCTCCGTTGTCAAAACGGAACCGGGTGTAAAATTCCCGGGCTTTCGCATCGATGTGGTAATGGCTGCCGAGCCAGTTTCTTATTACGTCTTCTTTCATATCTCCGTATTTTAGTTTTATCCTTTCCTGAAACCGTAGGGGCATGGTGGCTATTTCTACCAAAACGTAACCTCCCAGACCTCTTCCGGATCGAACTACATTGATTTTCTCCTTTGCCGCTAACTTCTTGTAATTGGGTATCGACATGATGGGAGCAAGTTCTTCTTCGGAAAGAGTGGAAGGATGAACTCCTTTCAGCGTGCGGCTTCTGCTGTAGTCTGCCTTTCCGTTCACCATCACCGGTCGGTCATCGTAAGTCAGGTCATTGTAGGATATGCACAATATCTTTCCATAATACTCCATTTCATTTCTATTTATAAGGCAGATGCCATCTGTTGGGTCTCGTGCTGCAGCTGCATGAAATCCGATACAAATTCACATTGGTAGGTTTCAGTCCGTTTTCCGTCCACGTACACATCCACATCATTGGTCTTTCTGTGGACCACGAGTTTTACACGGGGACCGAAAGTGCAGGTCATGGTCTTCTCGCACTCCTCGAAGGTGGTTTCGCAGTTCGGGATGAAGTTCCCGTCAGTCAGTTTGCCGCCTCGCTTCAGGGCAAGAGTGCGTATCCGGCGCGCCTGATCGCTGTCACGGACAAAATTCAGTGCTTGCCACACAGCCTGACGGCTGCATCCGAATGTCTTCATCAAGAAGGTCTTGGTCTCGTTATCTGTCAAAATCTGCTTTCTCATATCGTCATACTTTTTAATCGTTATCGTTCGTTCAAAGGTTTTCAACGGCTTCCGCTATTTCCTAATCACCCGTCAGTATTTCATGAAGGCGTGTCCCTTTCTGCAGTTCTTCGACCAGCACCTGCATCGCTTCCTCACACACACAGCTCACATTCTCTATCACCCGGTAGGCATCCGAGTTGCTTATCTCATCCTCCGTCATGAATTGTCCAGCCAGCTCCATCGCCTGGTCGGCAATATTCTGCGTATGTGCCGTACTGCCTATCATCGTGCGCAACTTCTGTTTGAACAGACTCTCTGCTGTTCTCGGATTGAAATTCTTTGCCATAACTCTAAATTTTAAAAGTTTATATCGTGGGGCGCGGGGAATCGAACCCCGACGGCTTTCTACGCTTTCTTATTTCGATTTACCAACTCTCCGGCCGTGCCTGCCGCCCCTGCCCGTCTTTCCGGGCTGCCAGTTATCCGGCAATCTATTTGCCTTGTTCTTCTATCATCGAAAGGACAACCATCCTGTCTTCATCCCAAAGCGGAAGCCCCAATTCAATGGTCCGTTTCACCACTTCCATCTCACCGACCAGCCCTACCGCTTCTTTGCGGAAATCGGTATCGTCATACGCATGTGCCTTGCCAATCAGAAAATCGGTCAGGTTGTCGATAACTTCCTTTTGACGTTCACATTTCATTTCATAGTTCAGCACTCGCACATGAACATCGCGGATAATCCGGCTGTCCCCATGTTTCTTGAAATCTTTGCAGAACTCATCCTTGTTCATCGAAGTGTTCAGATAAACCGCATGGATGTAATCAAAATCCTCTGCTGTAGGGGTTATCCCCGTCCGTTCCATAAATTCTTGCTGTGTCATAAACTCACTTATTTTATTGTATTATTCTGCATCTTCAATTTTGAAAGAAAAGCACTTATCCGCCAATACTCTTTTTACAAAGTCTAAGTCGTATCTATCAGCTGAAAAGAAAACTGCCTGATAATCTACACTGGGATAAGCCTTGATTGCTGTTGTATCTACCATCTTCTTGACCAGTCCGTAAAGAGCTTCGGCGGTCTCGGCTGTTGCTTGAGCTATAATTACTTTTGCTTTCATTTTCTTTAATCCTTAAAATTCGCTAATCACACGCCTTTTTTGTATATTTGGCGCGCTGTTTACATCTTAAACACGCTGCAAATATATAGAATTATTTCAATACATCAAACTAAATATGGAAGAAAATCAATATAAGGATATGAATTTTATAGAAAGACTTCAATATTTCATGGAGAAAAAGGGCATAAATGACAATCAAATGACTGTTAATGCCGGTCTTTCTGTTGGACTTATTGGGAAAGCAAAGGTGTCTGGCAAAGGCATGAGCTCAATGAATATTGAAAAAATTCTATTAGCCTATCCGGAATTATCTGCCGATTGGTTACTTACTGGTGCAGGAAGCATGTTGAAAGATGATTTGAACGGCATTAAAACAATAGACGAAGCAAATTCTTCGACTCTGCCTACCACATCTATGAACCCATCCATCGGTACACCATACTACGATGTGGACTTTATCGGGGGCTTTGATGAAGTGTTTAATTCACAGGTAAACATACCTGCCACCAACATTGTAATAAGGGGATTCGAAAAAGCCAGCCTTTGGTGCAATGTCACCGGGCACTCCATGGAACCCAAAATAAACCATGGCGACATCATTGCCCTGCACCAATGCACACTCAACGACATCCAATATGGCGAAATCTATGCAGTGGTGTTGGATACCATCCGCACCATTAAAATCCTCCGCAGGTCGCCGGATCCGGACAAGCTGCGCTTCATCCCCATCAACACCAATGACTACGATGAACAGGAATTCGACAAATCACGCATCATCAATGTCTTTGAAGTAATCGGAAGTATCAGCAAGTTCTTCTAAGTGGTACACGCATGCCTCCTACAGAAGGCTAAAAAAGGACGCACGCACACACTTTTGAAGGAATTTACCTGAAGCAAACTCGTAAATACACTGTAAATCAAAGGATTTATTTTATTATAATAAGGTATATCACACAAACAAGTGTCGTTTTTCCTCTCTGAAAACAGAGAAAAACGGCACTTGCTTTCATTTATAACATAGTTTCCTATTTCGGGCGTACCCTCTGAGAACTGAAAAAGTAACCCCTAAAGTAACCCCTAACTTAAAGAAGTAGTAACCCCTAACAGTAACCCCAATAGTAACCCCTAACCAAATAAAACCAACCGTAGGGGCATAAAAAAAGGGAGCCATAAGCTCCCCAATCAGCATTCAAAGAAATAACGCCTACAAGCCTTTCTAACGGCGCTATTATATCGTTCTAACCATTCCCTTACTACCACCCGAGATGAGCGTAGATTGCTTAATTATAGCCTTTTTCGTGCATATTGTGCCGTTACCAGACAGCCCGGCATGAAGCAGGTAATTCTTGGTTGCCCCCACCTGATCTGCCGTCAGAACCGTATAAACAGCCGATATACTGCTGAAATACCAATCTTTCTGCTTCGTCCCGTCTATTTTATGCAGCAAATGCACATGAATCACTTTTGCCATATTCGTTTCTATTATGCTGCAAATATACCAAATAATACTTATTTGGAAGAATTTTAAGGCAACATCTTTAAAAATAGGCACAAAAAAACGGCCACACAGCCGTTCACACCATCATATAACAAAATCCATCAACCCAGCCATAAAACGGCCACACAGCCGAAAATAAAACCCTTCCAGGCCGTTTTAGCCCCATCTGCAAGCCCGATGTAAAGCAATCCCCCGAATATCCGAAGAAAAGCCCCTCAAACGTAAAGCAGATGTAAGCCATGTAAAGAGAAAAACCGCTTCGAAATATTCAGCCCATTTTCCCGATCATGCCTAAACCCTTTGGTTTTCAAAACCTTTCGCCCATTTTTCCCGACCATTGAAAAAACCGCTTCGTTCTATGCCCCATA